GTGAATCTCTTTCACCACCAAACGAGACGTTCAGTTATGACTAAGGCTGGACAGGGCAAGACAAGGGCTCTCAAGGCCGTACCAGAGGCGAACAGAGATGAACCGAGATTGGACACGGCAATTCTCACGCCGAAGTCTTTAATCGGCTCTCCTACGCCCAGAATCCATTCACGCCTTAACGATTTACCGTCCAAAGGCGATGAGCTGATTGCATTCGCGGAGTCCTGCGGTATAGATCTGATGCCGTGGCAACGTTTCGTTATACATCACGCCCACAAAATTAAAGAAGATCAACGCTGGGCAGCTTCTGAAATCTGCATCGTGGCAGCTCGACAACAAGGCAAGTCCACGCTCTTATTGATCCGGGCATTGGCCGGACTCTTTCTGTGGAACGAGCCGTTGCAGATTTCATCAGCTCACCGGCTCTCGACGGCTTTGGAGCTCTTTCGCCAGATTGTCAAGATTATTGAGACAAATGATTTCTTGAAGAAACAGGTGCAAGTAATCCGATGGGCTCATGGATCCGAAGAAATTGTCACAATCACCGGCAATCGCTACATGGTGCGCGCCAGCAATAACGCAGCGCGTGGAATCAGCCGACCAGAAGTCGTCTACATGGACGAGCTTTCAGAAATGAAGGATCTCGATGGGTTCGCCTCTTTGCGATATACGATGATGGCATCGCGCAATCCGCAAGTCTGGACGTTCTCGACGGCCGGAGATCAAGAGTCGGTCGTACTCAATCAGCTACGCGAGCGCGGAATGGCTGCTGCGGTTGGCGGTACAGATTCAATCGTCTATCTGGAATGGTCTGGATATACCGACGACATCACAGATGAGAAGAATTGGGTCGCCAGCAATCCGGCACTTGGCCACACAGTCCATGAAGATAACATTCGCGCCGTTCTCAATGATCCGCCGCATGTTGTCCAGCAGGAAGTGTTGTGTCGCTGGATACATCAGAAAGACGCAGTCATTCCGGCAATTTCATGGAAAGAGTGTGAAGATGCCAGCGTTGAGCTAGATGTGGAAAAGACAACATGGTTCGGACTCGATTTGTCGCCGGATCGTAGAGCAGCCGCATTAGTGGCCGCCCAACGCATTGGCGAGGACAAGTTCGTCGTCAAGCTGCTGCGAACATGGGAAAACGCAGTCTCACTTAATGATCTTGAAATGGCCAATCAAATTGCGGAGCACTTTCGCAAGTATCCAGTCGAAGTTATTGCTTACTCAAAAAGAACGGCCACGGCCGTCGCTGGTCGCCTAGTTCCAGCCGGTATTCCGATCATGGACTTTGATGGCCACAATTACGCAACCGCTTGCGATCAATTACTTTCGGCGATTACTAGCAACAGACTTCGTCATTCTGGCAATGAAGAGCTAACAAAACAAATGCTTTCAGCAGTTAGATTGCCTCACGGCGATGGCGGCTGGGTAATAGGACGCAGAGCGTCACAGACCACTGTGTGCGCCAGCGTTGCCACTGCGCTCGCCACATTCTACGCGACACGCCCAGAGACAGAGATAGACATTCTGGTCGGTTAGATGTATAGCCGGCCTTTAGACTTCACGCATGGGTCTATTCTCTCGCACCGTAACGACGGCGGCTCCGGCTGCCACTTCTGACATCGAGGCATCTCTAGCTCCAGTCAATGTCACCAGCTCTCTCTATAATATCTACGGCGTCGCCGGTATCACTGCATCGCGTGTTGAATTTATGTCCGTGCCAACGTGCGCCAGAGCGCGAAACATTATTTCGTCCAGTGTCGCATCAATTCCGCTCAGGGTTCGAACAAAGGCAGATGGCGCACGTGTAGAGCTTGTTCCAAAAGTAATTAACCAACCAGATCCACGTGTTCCGGGATTTGCAACGTATGCCTGGCTTGCAGAAGATTTGCTCCTATATGGGTACGGGTATATGCGCATTCTTGAGCTATATGCCGACACGTATCGCATTCGCAGTGCAGAACGCATTGATCCAACTCGCGTCACAATTAAAACAAACGCAAGCGGAACAGAAATTGAATATTACTGCGTAGATTCAATTCCAGTGCCATACGACGGCGTTGGAAGTCTTGCAGTGTTCTACGGCGTAGATGAGGGCATTCTCAACAGAGCTGGTCGCACAATTAAAGCTGGTGCAGAATTGGAGCGTGCTGCGGTTATGTACGCACGCGAGCCAGTTCCAACGATGGTCTTGAAATCTAATGGCACTGCACTTCCAGCAGATCGCATTGCAAAGCTTCTTGAATCTTGGGGGCAAGCTCGTCGCAATCGTTCAACTGCATTCTTGAATGCCGATGTTGAATTGCAGACTTTAGGATTCGACCCAGAGAAGCTGCAACTCAATCAAGCTAGATCTTACGTTGCAACTGAATTGGCCAGATGTACGGGCATTCCGGCCTACTACGTCGATGCAGAATCAGGATCGAGTATGACGTACTCAAACGCAACTTTGGCGCGTCAATCTTTGCTGGACTTCTCTCTGCGTCCAATTATGACTGCCATTGAAGAACGTCTTTCAATGACTGGAATGGCTAATGATTTCGTTCCAGCATCTCAAGAAGTCAAGTTCGATTTAGATGATTACTTGCGCGGATCGGCAAAAGAGCGCGCAGACGTTTACAAGATTCTCTACGACATCGGAGCTCTTACTTCCGATGAAATCCGACTAGAAGAGGAAATGATCCGATGAAAGAAATGAAGCCAACTCCGATGAATCTTGATTTCTCAATCAAAGTCACGGCGACAGACTTTCCAAGACGCGAAATCTCTGGTCGCATTGTCACATGGAATGAAGAAGGATCTACATCAGCCGGATCAACTATGTTCAAGCCTGGCTCAATTACTTTTAGCGATACTACGAAATTATTACTTGAGCATCGTCGTGAATCTCCAATCGGATTCTTGAAAAGCTACGACGAAGATGAAGAAGGTATCTATGCCACATTTTCTATCGGCAAAACAACTGCTGGATCTGATGCTTTAGAAGAGGCATTCACTGGATTACGCGACGGCTTCAGTGTCGGCGTTCTAGCTGAAAAATATAAGAACGTCGATGGCGTTCTAGTAATTAGCGCAAGTGCGCTCAAAGAAGTCTCACTAGTAACAGAGCCAGCCATAAGAAGCGCAAAGGTGGCGGTCGCAGCTAGTGAGCCAGAAGATTCTGAATCCGTCGTGGAAACAGAAGAACAAACTACCGAAGGAGAAAACGAAGTGGAAACAACTCCAACCGTCACAGAAGCACCAGCCGAAACGGTTGAGGCTTCCAAAGTCGTACAGGCCGAGGCATCTCGTCCGCTCTATTTCACATCACCACGTTCACCAATTATTTCTGGTGGATCATATTTAGAACACTCAATCAAGGCAACGCTAGGCAACGAAGATTCTCGCCAGTACATCAAGGCAGCAGATGATTCATTCACAACAAATCCAGCGTTTAGCCCAGTTTCTTATGTTCGCGACGTTGCACAAAACACCAACGCTCTTCGTCCAGTAATTGACGCATGCGGTGGAACACGTCCATTGAGCACATACGGAATGACAGTGTCTATTCCTAAAATCACTGCAAATTCAACTGCTGCAACAGTGGCAGAAGGCGGAGATCCAACAGGAACAACTGCAATCACTTCAGCTTACGTCAATGCGACAGTAATCAAGAAGGCTGGATTTCAGCGTTACTCAGTAGAATTGCTAGATCGCTCAGATCCATCATTCTATGAAATTATGCTTCAAAATCTTCGCGATGCTTATGCTCAGGCAACTGATCAATATGTAATCGCTCAAATCACTGCTGGCGGAACTCAAGCGACTGCAACTGCTGCCGATTCAGCTGGATTGATTTCATTCGTATCAACAGAATCACCAGCCGTTTACAATGCAACAAAGCGCACTGCAACTGCATTTGTTTCAGGAACGTCCATCTGGTCTACGCTTCTCGGCGCAACAGATACAACTGGACGTCCAATTTACAATGCTCAGCCAATGCAAATGAATCCAGGCGGAACTGCTAATCCAACAAGTATTCGCGGAAACGTACTTGGACTCGATTACTACGTCGATGCCAACATGGTTGCAACATCAATCGATGAATCAGCATTTATCATCGAGCCACGTTCAATCGAAATCTTTGAATCTCCTGCGCTTTCATTGGCCACAAATGTGCCAACGACAGGCGAAGTAGAAATCATGCTTTACGGTTACATTGCAGCTCAGGCCGTCTTTGCCGGTGGCCTACGTCGCTTCAACCTAACCTAAGCAAATTAATCATGGGCTAGGTGCGCTCCCGTATCTAGCCCAGCAGCTCACGAAAGGGAACAGAGATGCCAGCAATCATTACCGTCGCCAGTCTTAGACAGGTTCTTGGCGTCTCTGTTTCTCTTTATTCTGATGCTTATCTTGAAGGCATTATTGATTCAGCCGAGCAGGTAATTCTGCCGCTATTGACTGCCAATCAAAACTCAGTCGCCGCCGTTTATCTTCAAAACAATGTCGCCTATTACATCACTCAGAAGCCAAATACATTCGTCGCTGGTCAAAGTGTTGTCATTACAGGTTGCGTTCCAAATACATTCAACGGAACAAAGACAGTCACATCAAATTACTATGATCCATTTCCATATTTGCCTTTCGCTTATCCGGCTCCTTATTTCTATTTCACATGCGCAGTTACAAATGACGACATCACATTCCGTCCGGTAATTCCTGGCGGTGTTGTTTATCTATCCGGGGCAGACGCGGCCACGCTTTACGCGAATACCGACGCAGTCGAGACGGCGGTCACAATCGTCAGCGTTGAGATATTCCAGAGCGTGGTCGCTCCAGGTGGTCAGATTGAAGGCGTAGATTTCCAGCCGTCGCCATTTCGTATGGGGCGTTCACTTCAAAATCGCGTCATTGGGCTTTTAGGTAATTACATCGACGTCTCAACAATGGCTATGTAATGCCTACTCCAACATCAATCGCGACCAATATCAGAGGCGCACTTGCCACTGCACTTGGATCAGTAGCTGCATCAGTTTATTCAACCGTGCCAGAAGCAGTAATTCCACCAGCTTGCGTTATCGTTCCAGACGCACCTTATTTAGAAACGACGACAATCGGTAAAAGTACGGTACGCGTGAAAGTCAATTTAGTCGTCAGTGCCGCCGTTGCATACAACAACAACGCCGGAGCACTGGATAATCTTGAACAGTTAATCATAAGCATCATGCAAGCGATGCCAACTGGATACGTTGTCGGAGACGTTCAACAACCGACAATTCAATCCGTGGGCGCATCGAATCTACTAGTGGCGGATCTCGCGGTCAGCACTTACTACACTCAAGAAACTATCTAAGGAGACAAAGAAATGCCAACAACAATCGTCACCGGTCGCGACATAGTATTCACGCTTGCCACCGTTAATTATGACGCTCAGACAACTTCAGTCACTCTTGTCAATGCGCCAGTCATTACTACTTATCAGACACTTGATGGAAAAGCCTATAAGCACATCGATGATCAGTGGACACTCAATATAGAGCTTCTTGCAGACTGGGGCGTTGCATCATCACTATTTGAAGCGATGTGGACTGCCTTCACTTCTGCTCCTAACACTGCACTTGCTTTCAGCTTAACAACTGCAACAGGCGCAGTCTTTACTGGCAACGTGTTTCCAGTAGCACCAACTGCTGGCGGATCTGCACCAGATGCACAGACGGATTCTTGGGCGATGCTTTGCTCAACAACACCAACAGGCACATTCAGCTAAACAAAACAGAAACGGGAGCATAAAATGAAACTACCAATCACAATCGAATACATGTCCGGCGAATCTGCAACCTACACGGCTCAGCCACCAGAGTGGGCTAAGTGGGAGCAGAAAACTTCGCTAACTATCTCGCAAGCGCAGGAGAAGATTGGAATCTCTGATCTTCTCTTTCTTGCGTGGCACGCGATGAAGCGCGAAGCTGGTGGCAAGCCAATCAAGGGCTATGAAATCTGGTGCGAAACAGTGGCAGATGTGCAGGTGGGAAACAACGACCCAAAAGTCACAGAGCCGGAAGCGTAAGTCGATTATTGGTGCAGGTCGCTATTGCGACAGGCATACCGATGAGAGAATGGACTTCGGCTGACGATATTTATACGGCTATAGAGATACTGGAGAAACGCGATGGCGTTTAAGGCGACAAAAGGTCAAGGAACCTTTCGCATTGAAGTCGAGCCTTATGCGTTAAAGAATCTCATCTCAACACTTAATCTCTTAGACAAAGAAACGCAAGGTCGAGTCCGCGATGCAGCTCAGCCGCTATCTAAGCGACTAGCTGGCCAGATCATGATGTTCGGACACGCATCACCGACTCCACAGACAAAGCTGGTCTTGCAATCGATTGTCACTCCACGCGATCGATTGATTCGCGTTGATATTGGTGGTCCAAAAAAAGTCGGTCGCGCCTATGGTGGACGGCCAAGTAAAAGCGGCAAAGGCGCAAAGGTTGGACGCACTCAAGCTCCAGCCGGCGCACTTCTATGGGGATCAGAATATGGATCACGGCCGGGCGTTGATAGAGCAGGGCGCGTCTACACAAACCGATTCAAGGTTCCATATAATCGCGAAGGATTCTGGTTGAATAAAAGCGTGGACTTCTACACTCCAGTAGTAGCGCAGGAGTATATTTCAATCGTTACGGGAATCATTAACGATTTGGGGCTCAAATAATGGCAGGCATTCCAAAGGTCAAGATTACCTTCGATGCTGACTTTGATGATCTCAAAAAAGGCATAAAAGGCTCACAGGCAGAAGTCGAGACTTTCGCTGACAAGGTAGGAGACTTTGGCAAGAAAGCCGCAGTCGCCTTCGCTGCTGCTGGAGCTGCAATCGGTGCGTTCGCGTTGTCGGCAGTTAAGGCCGCCGCAGAAGATGAGACTGCTCAAACTAAACTGCAAGAAACTATTCGCAACACTACAAACGCAACTGCCGAACAAATAGCCGGGATTGATAAATACATAACGGCTCAAAGTATTGCTACGGCTACAACCGACGATGTTATTCGTCCGGCCTTATCTCGTTTATTGCGAGCCACTGGTGATCTTACTAAGTCGCAAGAGTTGCTCACTTTAAGCCAAGAAATATCAGTAGCAACAGGCAAACCATTGGAAGCGGTAACAAATGCCGTTGCAAAGAGCTTTGAAGGATCTAATACTGCTTTAAGCAAGCTAGGCATTGGCATTGATGCTGCAACGCTCAAGACAATGACATTCGATGAAACGCAGCAACTACTCAACAAGACATTCGACGGTTTCATTGAAAATCAATCAGAAACGGCAGCATTCAAATTCCAGCAGATTAGCATTGCGGTTAATGAATCAAAAGAAGCAATCGGTGCAGCTCTCTTGCCCGTAGTCAAAGAATTGGCAGATTTCATCATTGTCTCGGTCGTGCCAGCGATTGAATCATTCGTCTCTGGATTAACTGGTCAAGACAGTCTAGCCGAAGGACTTACAGAATCGCAGAAAACGGCGGTTGAGTGGGGCAAGAAAGTTAGAAACGTCATTGACACAACTATTGAGCTGAAAGATGAATTGAAAGCCGTTGCGATTGTCATTGGAACAATCTTTGTTGTCTCTAAGATTTCTGCTGGTGTCACGGCTACGATTGCGCTTATTAAAAGCTTGATTGCCGCTTACAATTTGCTCAAAGCATCAGCGATAGTCGCCGGCGTTGCTTCAGCATTTGCGCTCAATCCATTGCTAGGCGTTGGTGCGGTAGCCGTTGCAGCCGCCGTCTTAGCTGGTGCAAATGCACTAGCGAATAGCAGTAGCGGTAGCGGCGAATCTAACTTTGCAACTGGCGGTGCGCCTGGCTACATCACTGGCGGAAGTGGCAATGCTGCTGCAAAGGCAAGAGCACTAAGAGAGGCTTTTACGCCCGAAGAATTAAAAAAAATGGCTGCTGATGATGCAGCAAAAAACGCTGGATTGCGCGTTCCTACGCTTACATTGCCCGGCGGAGCTTTCACCGATTCGCAGAATGCAGCTCGCTTGGCTGGCGCAGGTGGCTTTACGGATTCACAGAACGCAGCAACAATTAACGTTACAGTCAATGGAGCTATTGATCCAGAATCTACGGCTCGACAAATTGTCAGCATTCTCAACGACTCTTCTTATCGCGGCACTGGTGGAGCCAGCGCGCTCGTAGGCATCTAATGACTCAATGGGCTCCAGTCTGGCGCGTCAAGATTGATGGCACGGACGTCACAGATTCGGTTCTTGCTAATCTGACAATCACGTCCGGTCGCACAAATATCTATTCTCAAGCTCAAGCCGGCTATTGCTCAGTCACGCTTATCATCTTCAATCAAGCTGCGTTGCCCTACGAAATCAATGACACCATTTCGATTGAAGTCCAAGACACGTCTGCGGTCTATGTGCCAATCTTTGGCGGATCAGTGGTCGATATTGCCGTGAGCGTGTCTCAAGTCGGCTCTAGCGCATATACCCAAGAAGTCAATATCACGGCTCTAGGAGCCCTTGCAAGGCTTCAAAAGGCTCTCACAGATGGCGTCTTAACTCAAGACTTTGATGGCAATCAGATTGAGACAATCTTGCGCGAAGTGCTGCTGGCTCAATGGCAACAGGTTCCAGCCGCGCTTCAATGGAACACTTATGATCCGACTACGACATGGGCTAATGCTGGCAATAACGGCATCGGAGAGATTGACACTCCAGGCAATTATGAGCTGGCACAAAGATCTTCAGATCGTGTTGTGATTTATGACTTAGTCGCCGCGCTCGCAAGTAGCGGCTTGGGCTATATATATGAATCGGCGTCCGGGCTCATTTCTTATGCTGATTCGACACACCGCACGACTTATCTTGCAGCTAACGGATACACAGATCTCACGGCCAATCACGCTCTAGGGCAAGGAATTACAATAAAAACACGGGCTGGAGATGTTAGAAATGACATCACAATCAGCTACGGCATCAGCTCTGCCAGTGAAGTCAGTGACACTGATCCGGCATCAATAGCAATCTATGGCGACCTTGCTCAAATCATTACGACAACGATTAAACATCAAGCCGATGCAGAAGCTCAGGCCGCGTTCTATCTTGAGCTCAGAGCTTATCCGCAGCCAATCTTTGATTCCATCACTTATGCCTTGACAAATCCAGAGCTAGACAATGCCGATCGTGATGATCTCATCAATATCTTCATGGGTCAGCCAATCGCACTTAATGACCTTCCGCTCAATATGTCGTCCGGCGTCTTTCAAGGTTTCGTCGAAGGCTGGACTTTCAGAGCTTCTTACAATCAGCTCGACATCACTCTTCTGATGTCGCCATTGGCCTATTCACTGCAAGCCATGCGATGGAATGATGTGCCGATAAACGAGGCATGGAATACCGTGTCGCCGACTTTAGAGTGGCAATATGCCACAATAGTCTCATAACGAAAGGAAATACTTATGGCAAATCCAACGACAAATTACGGCTTTGTTCTGCCGACGGCAACTGATCTTGTTACGGATCTTCCAGCCGATTTCGATGTCGCATTGCAGGGCGTAGATACTCGATTGAAAGCATTGCAGCCAGGCACAACGCTGGGCGATCTTGCTTATTCATCGGCAACTGCTAACACAAACACGCGACTTGGAATTGGTACTAATGGACAGGTCTTAGCAGTTTCAGGCGGTGTGCCAGCCTGGACAACAACGTCAGACGTGACACCACTTACAACAAAAGGCGATTTATTTACTTTCACAACCGTGGACGCACGAATTGGCGTGGGAGCGAACGGTACAGTCCTTACTGCTGATTCAGCAGAAGCAACAGGATTGAAATGGGCTTCAGTAGCAAGCGGAAGCCTCACTTTACTTTCAACAACAACACTAACTGGAACAAGTGTAAGCGTGACAGGCATCAGCGGTTCATATACAAATCTTCAAATTCGAATTGATGATTTAGGAACTGGCACAACAGCAGGCATTATGAAAATGGGATTGAACTCGAATACAACAACCTATCTATCGTGCGGTGTTGATGGTGGAGCTGCAGCAGTATTCACAGGCGGTGGAACCGCTTGCATTCCATTGACTGCTAATCGAAATATGAAAGATACTGGCGGAGACAATACTGCTGGTCTTGTGAACATCTACAATTATGCAGGAACGAATGCTTTCAAAGCATTTGATGTTCGAACTGGTTGCACTAACTCAGGCGGTGGCGATACCGTCACAAACGGAAGCGGTGTATTCCAAAGCACGTCAGCCGTAACTAGCGTGCAAGTCTTTTTGACTGCTGGCGCAACATTTGACGGAAGCCCATCTATGAAGATTTATGGAGTAAATTAATGACTAGACCAATGATAAGAGAACACAATTTAGAAACTGACGAAATTATAGATCGTGAAATGACAAAAGCTGAGCATGATGCTTATTTGAAAGCTTCTGAACCGGAGCCATTAACGGCAGAACAAATTGCAGCGCAAGAAGCAAAAGCATCGGCGGCAGCTAAACTTGAAGCTCTTGGATTGACTGCTGATGATTTGAAGGCACTTGGGCTCTAATGTATCCAGATGGCACTGCTGCTCGGATTCTTGAAGTCGCATTAGCTGAAGTCGGCACGATTGAGACTGGCGAGAATCTTACGAAGTACGGCAAATTTACAAAGGCCGATGGATTGCCGTGGTGCGGATCCTTCTGCAACTGGGTGTTCCACACTGCCGGAGTCAAGATTCCGTCAATGGTTTCAACGGCTGCTGGTGCTCATAAGATGAAAGAGCTTGGACGCTGGATTGAAGATAAGCCGCAGCTTGGAGATTTATGCTTCATGGACTTTCCACACGATGGCTTAGATCGCATTAGCCACATCGGAATCGTGGTCAAGGTAGGTCAGACAAGCGTTCTCTGTATTGAAGGCAACACGTCCGGAGATGGTGGAAATCAACGCAACGGCGGAATGGTGATGGTAAAGCGTCGCTATATTGGCAAAGAGATTGTTGGTTTCGCTAGGCCGAAGCTCGTAACTTATGCTGGACAATATCCAGTGGTCGAGCCACTTCCAGAGGCAAAGCCGAAAAAGGAGAAAAAGAAATGACACAATTCAAGGCACTCGCGGCATCATGGGCTAGATCATCAGTGGCCGGAATGTTAGCCGTTTATATGACAGGCAATACGAATCCGAAAGATTTAGCGATGGGGCTTGTCGCTGGTCTTATTCCGGTACTAGCTCGCTGGGCTAATCCGAACGACATTTCTTTCGGTCGTCAGAAGTGAACGTAGGCGAATGGACGGCGGTCGGTGGGCTTGTTCTTGCGGTGCTGACTGCCATCTATTCGTCAATGAGATTCATGGTGAAGTCGATCATGCGAGAGCTTTCACCGAATGGTGGGAACTCTCTCAAAGATCAAGTCTCTCGAATAGAGGCACGTTTAGATCAACTACTGCTGGAGATTGCTCTTAAGAAATAGACACGCCGACGTCAATCTTGAAATTGTCGGACATAGATGTCACTCTGTATCTGGGAGCATTCGACAAGGCTCCCACGGGAGCAAAAATGACAACAAGTGAAATCGGACTATTCGTCCTTATGGCTATCGCCTGTATTCTTTGGGCGATTGTCAGCTATTCAGTAGGCTACAAAGAAGGCCACAAAGAAGGCTATCAACGCGGCAAAGCAGTGGCTCGCCATATCTCAGCTCAGGCGGTGCGCTAATGGGATTTCTAGACAACTACGAAGCTGCTCGCGCTCGCACTGATCGCTGGATTGCAACATATCCAACTGGTCGCATTGAAACAGAAATTATGGAGTTCAGTGCCGAAAAGGGCTACGTGCTAGTAAAGGCAACGGGCTATCGAAATGCTGATGATTTATATCCAGCCGGCGTTGATTTCGCTTATGGTTATCAGGGCGCATACGTGCAGAACATGAAACGCTGGTTTGTTGAAGATACAGTCACGAGCGCAATTCTTAGAGTTATGCAGCTTATCATGGGCGGTGCAGAGCGAACAGTGCGCGAGACTATGGAGCAGATTGAGAAGCTACCAGCAAAGGTTGCCAACACTGAACCGGACTATTGGAACACAAAGCATTCAGACGTGCCATCGTTCAAGACTCGCGAAGAGGCAGAAGAGGCTGGCATTCCAACACTTGGTACGGCCATTGACACCATCAAAGACACACTAGGCGGCGTTCAAATAGCTGCTGCGCCATTGTGCTCTCATGGTCACATGATTTGGAAAGAAGGCACATCAGCCAAGACTGGCAAAGGCTGGGGCGGTTATATGTGCGTCGAAAGAGTCAAGGCGAAGCAGTGTGCGCCGGCCTGGTACATGCTTGGATCTGATGGACAATGGCGGCCACAGGTATGAGCCGCGTGACTGAGATGATTGACGTGGACACAATGATTGGTCGAACTCTCATTGATGGCAAGATTGTTGCAGAGTTTAAGTGTGAAACCTGCGATCACTGCCAGCGCATAGAAATTCTAGATTGTGCCGGTTATTTTCGTGCAGTCGGGGGAGAGCCCGTGTTGTGGTTCTGTAGCAAATGCAGAAAATGACAGTCACGCCTGCTGATGAGTGGGCTATTCATAAACGCGCCAGTGATGTCGTATTTGCGCAAGAAGCAATTCTTGGAGTCATTCAGTATTACAACAAGCTCAACAATCATGAACGCGTGGTCGAATATGCCGAATCACTAGCTGCGGAATTATGCGTGGCCAGATACTTTGGACTTGATTACGACATCAATGACAACAAAGGCAAGAGCCGCTCGGACGTAGGCAAAGGCATTGAAGTCAAGTGGACGTCATATCAAGGCGGCAATCTCATCATCTCGCCTAATGATCGTGAAAGCGATGTTGCCGTCTTGGTAGTGGGCAAATCGCCGGTCTATTACATCGTCGGCTGGCTACCAGTGGCATTCGCCAAGCGCAAGCGATTTAAGAATCCACGTCAAGACTCTTGGTGGGTAGATCAAGGCAATCTCAATCCCATCGAGAATTTAGTCAGGAGCGAATATGCCACTGCTGCGATTTGATTGCTCAATCTGTAAGAAACTCTACGGTGATGGGCGCAGGGAACATCTCATCACTAAAGGAGCAGAGCTAACCGAACACGAATGGTTCGCTCAATGCTCTGGTTGTGGTGCATTCTCGGTCAAGCTAGTCGATGATGGGCTGGTGGCTGGCATTGCTGATATTTGATTTCTTCGCTGGTACAGGATCAGCAACGCAAGCCTTTGAAGATGCCGGTCACACGGTTATTAAGGTTGAACTTGATGAGTATTTCGAAGCTCATGAAAGAGACATTCTGGCTCTCAATGCTGATTACCTAATCGAGAAATATGGTCAGCCGGATTTCATCTGGGCTTCACCGCCATGCACAACTTTCAGCGTAGCCTCATGCGGCACATACTGGACTCCCGATGGAAAGCCTAAGAATCAGAAAGCGATTCAAGGATTAAAAATGATTGAGCATACAATCGCACTCATTCGACAACTTAAGCCAATTAAAGGCTTCATTATAGAAAATCCACGTGGAATGCTTAGAAAGCAATCAATGATGGATTTCATGGATAGACGCACAGTCACATACTGCACTTACGGAGAAACTCGTATGAAACCGACTGACCTATGGGGCGCGCTTGATGGTTGGACTGCCAGACAACACTGCAAAAACGGCGATAAGTGCCACGAAGCGGCTCCAAGAGGATCTAAGACAGGCACACAAGGCATCAAAGGCTCTAGGCAACGCTCAATGGTTCCGATTGAATTAAGCAGGGAAATACTCAATGCAATTAAATAGTTATCCACATACTTATCCACAGGCACTTGTGGACGATGCGACACACCGGGTTCAATCCTTGACAGATTGTCAGGATCCATTGCTATACTTGAAAGATAATATCTTGAAAATAAAGATAAATAAAAAGATAATAAATATAAAAATAAAAACAAATAAAAACTTATTGGCTATTCCTATGTCAATTATGATCTTGACAGTATCAGCTACAACAGAAGCCAAAGCAGCCACACAAACTGATTTACTCAAGCTATACGCACATTCTCGCATTGTATCTATGGAGCAGTTCAAGTGCTTTGATTCATTAATCCATAAAGAAAGTTCGTGGAGAGTTGATGCGCGTAACAAGTCACACTGGGGATTGGGTCAGATGAGGAACGTCAAGTACGGACGACTCGATGGCTTCAGGCAGATTGACTGGTCTATTAGATACATCAAGGGACGCTATGGATCTATGTGTAACGGCTGGAGATTCTTCCAAGCCAATGGCTATCATTGATGGATAAGAGCAGACACGGCACGGTCTATGGTTCAGCTTGGCGTAAGATGCGTCGATACATCTTGGCCAGAGATGGTTATACGTGTCAATACTGCATGGCTCCAGCCAATACAGTGGATCATGTGAACCCAGTCAGCAAGGGCGGTGAGATATTGAACCCAGAGAACCTAGTCGCTGCGTGCGTTTCGTGTAATAGCCGGAAACAAGACAAGTCATCGCGCTTTTTTTTGAAGCCGGTTCCCAC